ACCGCAAATCAGCGCAGACAAACCGCGCGCAAACGGCAAATATGCCTGGCCCATGCCAGAACCTAAAACATCCTGCCAAGCCCAAGATGTAGAATCCTGTCTGATTGAATAATCAGAAGTCCATTCTGCAACGTTTCCGGCGCAATCATGCAAATTGTAAGCACTTATTGCATAAGGTTTAACGCCATTTGCGGTATCACGCTTGCCTGTTGATGTGTTTACGCCTACGCCTGTATAAGTTCTGCCTGTGTTGGTTGTTTTAGTCCAACCATAATTATTTGAACCGTCTTCACCCTGCGGGCTGCCAAAAGCTCCAGCAAGCCATTCTGCATAACGCGGCAAACGCAAGCCCTGTTTATGCGCGATTTCGTTGAATGTAAACTGATTCATTCCTTCGCTTCCAGTAACAGGAATTGCGCCGTATTTTGTGGCAAGTTTTCCGCTCTTTATGTGCAAGCCGTTTGTGCCGCCCATAAAGGAAAAGGCTTCTTCTGCGCTTGCCTGGAATGCACCCATCCAAATGCCGTTCACTTCGACAAGTCCAGGATGTGAAATTTTAGGCTTATGCTTTAAATCCCAAATTGAATTAGGAACAATGCCGACTGTTACATTGTCCTGCCATTTTGTGCCGCTTGATCCAAACTTGTTTCCGGCTGAATCAATCGGAATCCACAAACCATCATTTGAGACTTTGCGAATAGCTCCATAATAAAAATGTCCGATCTTACGGGAAGTTGCAGCTGTTGAACCGTCCGGGAAACTTTCGTTTTTAGAAACGACAATTTCCGGGCTTCCACCGTCCAAACAAATATAAACCCAGTAATCAATGCCAAATTCAAGCTCATTGCCTGTATCAAGCAAACTTGCAGGGTCAAAAGTGAATTCTTCACGGTTAATTGTCTGAACCCATGTTTCACCGTTCCAGATTGGAATTCCTACACCTTCAGCAAACTTCAAAATGTCTGCATCATATTCAAAAGGATTCTGCTTTTCCAAAAAAGCGGCTTTTACAGATTTAACATTTCCGCTTTCTGGAATGCAAGCAACTGAACAATCGTCAACAAGGTCTTTGTATAAAGTTAAACTCATTTAAGGGCCTCCATCATGTTTTCAATTTCTTCGTCTGTAATTCCAATCCTGTATTTTTCAGCAGCCGGATTGTCTACGGATTTGTAGTCTTCCGGGGTCTGCTCTTCAACAGGCTTTTCTTTGCTTTCTTCTTTCAAAACATTCATGTAGTGATCGTCACGCAAATGCTGCAAACGACTGTACAATTCTGTTTTGCCCGTATTATGCTTAACCGCATAATCAACAGCATTTTGCCAGTCTTTCTTTGTCTGGCAATACTTCGGTATTCCTACCATGCTTAAACTCCTTTTGCGGTAAGCCGCAATTTATTGTTTTTTTTATGATTCAACTTCTGCAAACTGCAAATTTACTTTCATTGAATCATAGTCATTCCATTTTCCAACGCCCCATTTTCTTGTTCCCCATTTTTTATGCCGGGTTCCAGAAACGATTTTTCCGTTAATCAAACGGCGGGGGTAAATATGCAAACCGTCTGATTTGCATTCAGTTCCAAACGGTAAAAACTCTTCATAATTTCCGGCTGGCGTAACAATCGCGGCATAAGTTTTTTCCGCATCATATTCAATGTTTAAGTCGTTCCACGGAATAAGCGCGTCTGTGCCGGATATTTCCACGCTAAAAAGCCTGGAAGAAAAAGCATCGCTAATAATTTTTAAAAGAGCGTCCAACAAGTCCGAATTTTCGATATTATCCGGCTGATTGGAAGGTGTGCGCTCTGTTCCGTTAAATGCTTTTTTGAAAATTGCCTGCCTTGCTCCGTGCAAATCATTAAAAAACATAACACGCCACGGTGTACCGTCTGTACTGTTTGGCGTACTTGCAGCAACGGCTTTTCCATAAGGATATTTTTCGTCGGTGTCATCCCTAAAGTCTGTGTAATTGCCGTCAATCTTAATCATTGTTTTGCTCCTCTATCCATTCCACAGCCATTACCGCAACAGTATGCACAGGCTTAATGCGCAGAATCAGATATTCAATGTAGTTTTTATAAAGAATTGGAATCTGTAATTTTTCGATATAAAGAATTTCATTACGCGAATTTCTTACAACTCTTTTGCATACATAAAAACAGAATGCCCAGTAATCCGCGTCATTCGGGATTGAATACGGGCTTGCGGTATCGTTGCGCAAAATTGTAGGAATAAAAGTTTCATCGCCTTCGCGGTAATCACAACAGGCTTTTGAATTTCCGCAAACCATAACCGAATTGTCGCAAACGCAAAAATAAGCAATATTTGCCTGTCTAGGATTTGCGCACGGGATATTTTCTTCTACAATGATTTCCGGGAAAATTCCTTGTAAAACCGATTGTAAAAAATCTTTGCTTTGTCCGCCCTGGTTCATACTCCAAAGTAAAGACAAAACTTTCCTGCGCTGCTCTAATTCCGCTTTCGTAAAAATTACAGTGAAAACGTCTTCCCACTTCTTCAGCTCGCGTGTGGAATCAGCGAAATAGTCCATGTAAACATTTTCAATCTCTGTACGCAGTTCTTCCGGCAATACCGCAATAGCTTCAAACAATCGCCGCAAATCGGTTTTATTTGTGATATTCCATGCAGGGCCACTAGGAAGAAGGTGTTTTATTGCGTCTAAAAAACTAGCCCTCATAAATCACCCCGTTAATATAAAGGTCGCCTAATGCTGCAAGTTCGCCTTTTCCAAGCGTGTATTCGGCTATTACAGGGCCAGTTGTATTCATTGTTACAGTGTCAAAAGTTGCTTTCATGCTCAAAGCAATGTTGTTTACCGTTGCAATAAGGGAATTGCGCAGAATAGAATCTGTGCGGTTATTATCGTTGCTTAAACCTCTGATATAAGGCTCTCTGTTGTTAAAATAAGTCTCCAGCTCCGATTTAAGCGATTCGCCAAAATCTTGAGCTGTAACGCCTGTAAGCCCTGTTACATATACATTAAAATTCGTGATACGAACGGCTTTAACGTTCGGGTAGGTTTCATTTCCTTGCGGATCCAGAATAGCAGTCAATGGCTTTCTGTTAGCAGCTCCAGTGTCCGGGTCATAAGTACACGCTTTGCCAACCGCAACTAAAAGCGCAGAATCTGGCACGCGCGTAGGGTATAAATCTGTAGTTCCGGCAACATAAATAATTACGCCGCCCGGTGAGTTTTCGTCATTATACGGATATGTCTGTAAAACGCCCGCAACATCGTAAGCCCAGATTCTGTAATCTGCCAAAGCTCCGCCCTGTGGTTGTGTGCTGTATCTGTTCACAACGCGCCGCCTGTAGCTTTCTTCAGTTTCATCGTCTGTGCCTGTTATTGTTGTTTCTGCAACTTCAGTATTTTTTTCTGCGTAATCAATCGGATTTACAAAAGTAAGAATGTCACCGTCTGCAAGATTTCCGTCAATTCCGCTTTCAGTGCAATAAACTTCAACCCGCTTCTCGTCTTCGTCAAGTTCCACACTTTCAGAAACGCAATAAATAAAGCCTGTTATATCGCTTTTTAATTGAGTTCCAAGCGCAATAACCTTGTTTTCAGCAAGCCTTTTAACAATTATAACGCCCTGCCAAGCCTTGCCTTCCATCGGGCGTTGAACTCCGAACTGGTCGCCGAGTTTAACCAGGGGGCGTATTGTATGCCCTAAAACATTCACTTTGCTATAGCTTGCAGTGTCCGGGAAAATCTGAAGCAAAAACCATCCGCACAATTTGAACGGAATTATATAAATAGCAGACAAAACTTTTGCAAGCACAATAATAAATGCTTTTGGCAAAGGTCTAAGTCTGTTATTAAACTTTCCCTGCAAGGAAGTAAGTATTAAATTGTAAACATAATCAACCGTTTTATTCTCGTAAGCCATCTATTGCCCCTGCCACTGAAAGCCGTATGTATCTTTTAGAACGTCTGCGCCGCTCTTTGTTATATGAACTGTAAGTTCCACTTTTTTTGCATTTGTTGCAAAAATTGCAGTTTCAATTTCGTCTGCAATTCCTTCTTCAAGCATCCAGCCTAAATCGTCTTTTGCAGCTGCAACCGCTTTTTTTATATTGTTTGAATTAAGCGGCAAACCGTTTACAATCGCATAAAAAGAAGAAACCAACTTTTCATTTTTCTTTGTTCCTGGAATAAGATTGCCCCACCAGGTTTCATTTTCACGCCCTGCGCTGTCTCTTGTGTTTCCGCCAAATAAAGACAAATAAACAGCCGTAGAAAAATTACGGCAGTCTTTAACAAGTCCATCTTCAATAACAATGTTTCCCATGCCGTCCGCACCGCTTAAAAGTACATCTCCGGCAAACTCTGTTTTGCTCAAATCCATTTATTCTATCTCGCTTTGAATAGGTGACGGGTTTTTTGTTCCCGTTGCTTGTCCTACAACAGCAATAACAACTTGTCCGCTAGGAATTGTTATTTCCGCATCGCTTTTTATGTCGTCAAAAATCTTTGTTACAATTTTCTGCCACAGTTTTTCACAGCTTGCTTCATCAGAAACTTGCGTTGTCTTTATCAAGTTGTAAACCGCGCTTCCTGTTTTATTTCCGTCTAATGCCATAAAATCCCCTTATGTTCCGCTTACGTCCGTGCCACATTGCGGCGCACCAGTAAACGGGCAAACAGGAATTGCACAGAACGGGCCTTGCCCGCTAGGTGTTGCAGTTCCCTTGCATTTAAGCGTTCCGCCTGTAAGCTCCATTTGCTGCGCTTTCAGTGTCATTTTTTGCGACGCTGAAACCTCAATGTTTGCCTTGCTTTCAGTTTTCAAATCCTTTTCAGTTGCAACGCTTATTTCTTCCGGCGTTTCAAGTTTCACTTTGCCGTCGTTCAAAAGCGATAAAACCGCCTGCACTTCGCCGTCTTCATTTCTTGAATATAAAATCTTTTCACCCGGCTTTGCTCCCTGTGAAGCTGTCAAAACGCCAACGGCGGCAAACTTTCCGTTTCCGTCTATGCTTACAAGAATAATTCTGTCGTCTTTAATCGGCGGCGAATCATCACCGCTAGGGGCGAAGGTTAAAGCGGTCTGTTTGTAGTTCAAGCGTGTTTCAATCACCTGTTCAATGTATTTGTCAATTTCAGCTTTAAGGTGTTTTCCTATTCTTCCCATGCAAAACCCCCGTTTAATTCGCCCGTTCTGCTTCCAGGAATAACTAAAGAAAAAACGGTTTGTTCGCCTTCGCTTTCGCTCCGTTTCAGCTGCACTTCATCAACTTGCAGCTTTGTTTCTTTATAAATTTCTGCGTCCGGCGCAAGCACGCTGACCATCATATTTTTACGGTACAGTTTGCCGTTTTTATCCCTACAACCTGCAACAGTAAGCGTGTATTTAACCGCACTGGCAAACATACGCCCGGCCATTGCCTTAACTGCATTTTCAAGTCCGCCAGATTCAACATCCTGCATAACTTTTGAATAACAACGCAAAACGCCGTGTTTAATCAAATAATCGTTTTCAAATGTATATTTTTCAGAATCATTGTCTGCATCAACCTTAGTAAAACCTGTTACATGGCTGTACATTTTCTGACCGTCCAAAGTCGGAACGCAGGAAATAAAAGGCTGTTCGCCTTCCTTGAAAGTTGCGCTTACTTCTTCCTGTTCCGGCTTCCAGATAAGTAAAGAACCATCCTGCGCATTGGAAAGAAAAACGCCGCGCTGTTCAGCAAGTTTTGTAAGAAAACTTAAAATCTTGTCTTCCGGCGCGATTTCCACGCTTTTGAAACTGTCTCCTACATCAACTTTAGCTTGTACATTTACGCTGAATGCGCCAGCAATATTTTCTGCTATCTGCTTTAAATCCAAATCATTGTATTCCGGCGGGTAAAGAGAATCTGGCAATGTTGAATCATTAAGAACACCGCAAAGCGGACAGCCCTGCACGGTTATAGTTTTTGAATCCGGCGAAACATTCGGAACCGCTGGCAAAAGCCGCCCCTTAAATATTAAATCGCCGTCAAAATAAACTTCACATTCCTTGTAAGTAAATGGTCTGAATAATTCCCGCAAATCCTTATTTGTAGAATCCCAGGTAGAAGAAAAAGAAAAAGCGTCAAAAGTATCAACCGAACAAACAACCGTGTACCCTGTAAAACCAGTGAACTTTTTCCCATCGCAAAAAATGGCAAGGTCTTTTTTTGCCTTTTCGTCCAAAACAATAGTCTGTTTTGCTTGTATAGGGGCTTTATTCTCTTTTGGCTCCAGTGTGTCGGGAATAATGAGATTATCGCCAATGCGGATGATTGGCGAACCGTCTGAAGCTGTTTTTCTACCTTTAAGCTGTGGATTTGCGTTTACAATGTCCGTCCACTTTCCAGGAATCCCATAATATTTAACGCTGATTTTCCACAGCAAATCACCACTTGCAACGGTATGAACTTTAGGCATAATAACGCACCTCTCTACCCATAGGGATTAGCACAATTTCATCTGCCGTAAGTTTATTGTCGTTTATAAACTGATCTTGCCTGTTGAATCCGTCTTTTCCGTACAATTCTGTTAAAAGCTCAAAAAGCTGTCTGTCACGGTCAAGCGTTATTATTCGCGTTACAGGCAAATTAAAAGAAGTTTCTTCAAGTGTCCGCAAGGAATAGGTAACAACGTTCAAAAGTTTTTCGTAAGTTTCGCCAGTATCAACAAAAGCATTTTTCTTGTTCTGTGAATCAATATACGCGCTGTACTCTGCAAAACTTGCCGCAATCTGTGTCGCGGTCTCCAGAACGTCCGAACGGCTTGCAAAACTGCCGCCTGTGCTGCCGTCTGAATAATCTGAATCATCCTCTGTTGGATTGCTTGCCCCTTGATTTGTGCTCTGTTCCGCAGCTGCCTTTGCAACTCCGTAGCTTAAAGCCGCTATCATGCTTCCCCATGCAAGCGTAGCGGCGGCCCACTGATTTGTAACTGCCTTAGTTCCGAACGGGTCGGCTTTTACATTGTTTGCAATGTCTCTAATCATAAGCTGATAGCCAGCAAGTTTTGAAAATGCGTCTGATGTGATTTGTGAAGGCAGCCTAATCATCTTAATCGTAGTTGTTGCCACTTCATTTGCAAAAGTTCCGATTTTGTCTACATTGTCGATTATGCTGTTAATAAACCTTTTTGCAGAATCATACCATTGAAAAAGATTTGCCCTTTTCTTGTTTTTTGGCGCAGCTTTAATCATCTTTTCTACGCCCTTGAAAGTTGAATTTGCATTAGACTTCATGGCGGCTTGAAGCTGCATCTTGTCTTCAATAGAATCGGTGTAAATATTGTTTGAGAAATTAGCGGCGGCAGAATTTTCGTATTCGTCCATTGCCACATCCAACTTGTCCACCGTTGCAACTTCACTTGTAGATTCTTCTTTATCAACAAGAGTTTCAGAAAAAGTAACTTCAACGCTGCTTTCGTTCGCACCGTCTAAAATATTGTCCGTGCGCTTGATTTTCCCAGTCGGAACAACATTTATTTTGCCATAAACAGGATGTTCAAGAATTCCGTGTCCGCGTTCGCTTAAAAGTTTTTCAAAACTGTCTGCTTCTTTGTTGCAGCTTGCGCCCGAAAAAATACATTTTAATGGAAAAGTTCTGCCACCAAGCCCTAAAGACTGGATTAAAGCCCCGTCAAGTTCCGGGAATACAAAAGAGGCTGTTTTTAAATCGGTTTCGCGGCTGACATTCTCATAAATGAATGTCTGCCGCTTTCCGCTAGGTGAGTTATACGCTGCTTCTTGTATTTCATCATTCCAAGCCATGCTTTTATGATATTTGCGCTTGCGTAAACTCGCTATACCGATTTAGAACGAACCGCTTGCTGTCCTTGCGACTGTAACGCCGGGGGCTACCATGCCGTAATTATCAGATTTCAGTTGTTCCGCAAGATTGATGTTCACGTTTGAATAGCTTTCTTGCCGTGAATAAGAACTTGCAACAGCCGCTGTCTTTGTTGGCGGAATCTGCAAGTTTTGATTTTCCGTAAAACTTGCGTTTGCGTCAAATCCGCTTTTCATCTCTGAGATTTTATCCGCCCAGCTTCCCATTGTGTCACCAATGCCAGGAACCCAGTCTAACGCCCTTAAAACCGCTTCAATCGGTGTAAGAACAAAACCAAGAATTGCAGAACCGATTCTTTTAAAAACTCCTATAAGCCCTTCCGACTGGAATACGGAAACAAGCCCCTGCCAAAGATTCGCTATCCCACCGAAAAGCCAGCCTATAAAATCAAAAAGAAGTTGCAGCTTTGCTTTAAGAGATTCAACCCAGCCCGCCACAGTCGCGCCTATCATTGCAAAGAACGATCTTAAACTTTTCCATAAGCTACCAAAAAAAGAAGTTATGCTATCCCAGATTCCGGCGAAAAACGCCCCGATTTTTTCAATCATTTGTGCTACAAATTCTTCCATAGCGGCGGCATTGTCTCCGAATAAGAATTTCATAACCGCATGATACATGTTTGCAAAAAATCCGGTTATGGCATTCCATACATCAGAAAGAAATTGCGGAATCCTGCTAAAGAATCCTGTTATCGCATTCCAAACTGTAGAAAGAATATTTAATGCGGCTTCGCCAAATCTTTTCAAAGCCGCGCTTATGGAATCCCAGTGTTTGACACACGCGATAATAATTCCGATAAGCAAACCGATGGCAACAACAATTCCTAATACAATCCAGCCTATAGGGGAAGCAACAAACACGGCGTTTAAAAATCCCATTGCTGTAGAAAAAGCCGTTGTCGCTCCGGCTGCAATGCTGGATGCAACCGAGTAAATTTTCATTCCTACGCTGGCAGCAACAGCCGCGCCACCCTGTGCTTCAATGGCAACTGTCGTTCCCCATAAAGCCGCATTGTGTGCAACTTGAATACCTTCTAAAACCCTTGTCACAATCTCAAAGCCTTTCATTACTTTTGTAACAAGTAAAATCACGTCCACAATACCGTGCCATGCCATAAACAGCCCGCCAATAGCAAGAATAGGAACTTTCAAATCCCAAATCATCTTGATTACTT